ATACGTTTTACCAAAGAAGCGACAAAGATCAGAATCCCCCATAAGATAAAAAACAACAATACATGCCAATTATTGGATGGAAAAAGAGGTATATATCTCGACGAGAGGGTGCTCGAACACAATCTATACCAGATGATATAATTTTAACCGCAACTTTACCCGCAGCTTTTAAAGCTTTAGGAAATTCTGTAAATACAGAAATTGTTTATGCGATAGCAAAAGAATTAATAAAAGATTAGTGCTCTATTATTGCGTTAATATAAATCATAAATAGAGATTGAAAAAGTCGCCATAACTTCGAGCATGAAGTATGGCGACTTTTTTATTTAGAGTTTAAAAAGTAGGACAACAACAAAATGATACCTCCTCATGGCTGATCCGTTTTTAGGAAGTATTTAAATACTGATTAAATTAAATGAAAAATCGCATTTCGTTTTGTGTTAATGTCTATAAAAACCGCAAAACGTTTTATAGGTGGACTACAAAACGTTTTGTGGTTTTAAGATTTCTCTTCTGTAAGTAGGGTAAAACAGTTTGTATGGAAAGCATGGAGTTGAAAATGATTGTGAAATGCCTATGAATAAAGGGGTTGAGAGTTTATTGTATTGTAAGCGAAATCAAAACGATTTGCATTTTTAAGTTACATGAGGTTTACGTTGAATGCGAATTATTGAGTCTTTAAACAGTTGAAAGTTACATGAAAATAAAAAGAGGGCTGAATTGATGCTTTTTGAGGCACAATTCAGCCCTTTTACTGTGTGGACTGATCGAGCTACTCTTGGCTACTACGAATGAGATGAGACTGCCGTATAATAGCTCTTTGGGTTACTTTAACGCCACCATCGGTGAGACCGGCATGGAGCAGAGAACTTTGTTTGATGCCTATTTGGTCGCTATTTAGGACGGTATAAATGGCACTGATGCTGCCGAAATAATAGTCTTTCTTCTCAAAAATGAGATGTACATGGATTACTTTAGTCATATTATCACTATTTAGAAGTTTCTTTTGCAAAAATATTCCAAATAATTATTATATAGAAGTATTTAGGCTAAAAATGTATACTGTTTAAAGCGTTTAAATAGACTTTTTGTTGGGATGATCCGAAATTAGTGAATGGAGAAATCTTTGTTGGTGATAAACGAAGTGAGGAAGTGTTAAATAATGGAATGGACTTACCAATGGACTTACCTAAATGGACTTACGATAATGTACATATCGTTTACTTTGGCTTAAAATGGACTTACGATTTCACCTTAAAAAAAAGAGTGTTTTAGGTATGATGTTTCTTTTGAAGTGGTGTTTTTATGGTGTTTTAATAAATATTTATAGGGGGATAGTATAGTAGTTTTTTTATGTGTTAGGATTGTAATGCTTGTATAAGTGGTTGATTTGTAGTATATATTAGCGGGATAAGTGGTATTTTTGTGCAATAAACGTGTGCGCGGCGCATAATATAGCAGGGTGGAGCAGCCGGTTAGCTCGCAAGGGGCATAGCCTTGAGGTCACAAGTTCGAGTCTTGTTCCTGCCACAAATTATTTGAAGTGTTGGTAACACGTTCCCGCTGATCAGGGCTCCGACTGAGGGATAAAACGTGCGGAGGATTGAGGTTTATTGATTGATTGTTGATGGAAACGCTCCCGGTGATTGTGTCGGGAGCATTATTAAAATCATGCGTTATGAAAGGGATAATTCGAACAATATTAGATGACCATCGTGATGTAGCTATGTTAAGGCATGCTATAAGTACATTCGCATGTTTATTATATCTAAAAGATGGTACAATGACGGTTTCGTTTGATGACCCTCTACTAGATGATATCATTCGCAAGATTGAGGAATTAAAAATGAAAGCGAGCGAAAATGCAAGTGAAAAGTCTATCGTTTAACTAAACCTATTAAGCCAGCAGTACCTCCAATTATTGATATGTAAGTATTTACACTATCCCATAATTCTCTATTAGAGTCTTTTGTAAAGTAGAAATAGACAGCAGATACTATAATTAGAGTAATCCATATCCATTTGTAGCTACGATGTTTTTCTGCTGGTTGCTGGTTTGTAGACTGACTTACGGCTTGCAAATATGCCAGCATAGCTTGTTCATCCTCTACTTTTTTTAGTTCCTTCTTCACTATTGCAGTATATCCACCTGATAAAATAAAGGCACGCCCTTGAGCGAGTAGCATTATTGCCTTTTCATTTCCCATTCCTCCCAAAATCTTGATATATCCTTCATTCTGCAATACTTCCAGGTAAGCACATATCGTGTAAAGCTCGCTTTTGCTTGCGGTTTTAATAACAGTTGTTGCATTGTCGGGTGGAAACTTCTTTAATATATCGTCAAAAATCTGAGCTTGCTCTAATGTCATTGGACTTATTGTTTTTAATCGTTGCTTAAAAGAACTTACGGATACTCCCTAAAACAGCATAGACACGGCGAATCATCTCAACGGGAATCTCCTGCTCGCAGAACTCTGGGGATTTGTTGGCAGGAATGAGACGTACAAAACCCTTCTGTTCGCCTGGACGGATTCGTTTTACTGTACGATAGTCGTCTGTGATTATACCATATATTTCACCGGCTGGGAGATATTCTATAGGTGACTGCACCTCTTTTAGTGCAATGACATCGCCGTTGCTTATCTCGGGTTCCATAGAGTGCCCTGTGAGGTTACACCACATCACTCCCGGTTTATTATATGGCGGGTAGTTTATATAATAGTCTGGTAGTTGTGTCTGGTCATTGAATACAAATTCAAAGCCACCTATGAAATCTACATTATAATAAGGAGCGCCTTTGTATTCTTGGTTGATACTGAGGATTGGTTTGGGGGGTGGCATATCATCAGTACGGAGCATAGAACCTTCACCAGTAAGAAGCCATTCGGATGATAAACCTACACATTTTGTATATATTAATTCGGAATCGAAAGTGTTGCGGGTACCCCATGCACTAATTGTTTGTGCTGAAACCCCCAATAATGTGGCAAATTTGGCTTTGTTGCCACTGGTATAATGTGCAATCATAGCATCTAACATTCTCTTTTTATCCATATACTGTGTGTTAAAATCTACATAATGTATATATTATCTTGCAAAACATTTTGTTTATATCTACAAAATGTATAGTTTTGCGCCATCTTAAAGAATTAAGATAGCCCTCAAAGATATGAATTACTAATAATTAATCAAAGAAAGATATGGCAAAAAAGGAAAAGTACATCAAGTTGGACAAGGAGAAAGTCAAAGAGATTGCCGAAATCAAAGGCGTATCTGTAGTGACTGTATATGCCGCACTGAAGTTCCAAACACAGACCCCGTTAGCAATGCTGATACGTGCATGGGCGTTGAATCATGGCGGCAAGTTGTTTGAGGAAGCGGAAAATCCGTATGAGAAAGTAGTAACACTTTAATATAATAATGTATGAATCCAACAATTAATCAGCAGGCTACCGGCTTGCAAGTTTTTAGTAATCCAGAAATAAGTGCAAGAATTCGCACTACAAGTGCAAGAGGTGAAATTTGGTTTATTGCTCAAGACATTTGCAATATTCTACAAGATGCTTAATCGGAATTTTATCGGCTATGAAATACAAGAGAAATACATTGAAATAGCTAAATGGAGGCTAATGCAAGTTGATTTGGAATTAACATTCAAAGCATAAAAACAATATGGATAGGAAATTGACAGAAAACGAAGTGGCTTTCTTGCTGGATTTGCGGGAGCTGATGGAAAAGCACAATGCTCTGCTGAGTGCCGAGAATGATGCGGTGTGCATAGATATTGACTATGATGAGGATGATCAGGAACCGATTGTGCTACCTCACAAGATCAATGCATTCTGTGACCTTGATGAACTGATTTTAAAGAACTCTTAAAACTCGAATAAGATGAAAACATTCAGAAAATTTCAGAAGGCATCTGTCGTCGTAGGCATGGTCTACGGGCTTTGGCTAGGTTGTAATGTGGACGCGACGGATAAAGATAGCATCAGCGGGATGGTGATCGTGGCACTGTCGGTGATTGTAGCATTATCACTGTTGATCCCGGATGCGAAGCAGGAAGAGAGTCTGTAGTAAGGTGGTTTCCGCTCCGGTTCGATGCCGGGGCCTGCACAAGTTGAATAAGTAAAGTTTCTGATTATGGAAATGTTTGGAAAGACACTGTGTGTGACACGTAATGAGTTGGTTCTTGGCGGAATTGTCAGTCCGGCTACTTATGACAAATATGTCAACAATGGGAAATTTATTGTTGCAAGACGTGGATGTAGAAGCCGGGAAGCATTGATTATTTATGAGAAATTACCGGAACCGATTCGCAATAACTATGATACCAAGAATCCCAAAGCTAAAGAACAAATCAAAAAACATCAAGTAATGCCCATGGACAGTCGATTAAAAAGCGACAGCAAAGCTGTTGATTTCTATAAGAGATATACTCCGAAGATTTCTTTGGACCGCCAGGCGGAATATACCTTGAATGCCAAGGTTCTGAACGCTATGATGTCACTTGAGGTGAGCATGCGCGATTCGCAAGGTAAGTGCGGTTTTCAGGACAATAAGATGATACGTGAACAGGTTGTTGCCCTGTGCGAAAGCCTGCGTGAACGTTATCAACACACGCTTCCGAAGGCTCGCTTGATGGAAAAGTATGCCGCTTATAAGAAGTATGGTTACGCGGCGCTTGTCAATGGCAATGCCGGTAACCAGTCCGCCCGCAAAGTTGGCCCGAAGGAAGGCCGACTATTGCTGAAGTTGAAGCGAAGCAAATTCCCAGTATATACCGACCAGCAGATATTCGAAGAGTTCAACCGTATTGTAGAAGAGCGGAACGCACGTGCCATCCGTGAAGAAGATAAGTTGAAGCTGATTGCATCGCCCCAAACGGTTATCAATTACCTGTACAAGACCAGTATCAAATTGTGGTGGTATGGCGTCGTTTATGGTGAGATTGCCTTCAAGAATGAATTTATACCCCAGTTCGATACCAAGCTTCCGGATATGCCGAATACATTGTGGTATGGTGACGGTACGAAACTCAATCTCTATTACAAGGATTACGATAAGAAACAGAAACGCATGGTGGCGCGTACCATTGACGTGTACGAGGTGATGGACGCCTGTACGGAAGTCTTCCTGGGATATTCTTTTGGTGTTGAAAACTTCCTCACCCAGTATGATGCCTACCGCATGGCACTGGAAACATGGAAGGTGAAACCTTATGAGATTGTGACCGATAACCAGGGCGGACATAAGAAACCGGAAGCACAAGCTTTTTTCAAGAAGATTTGCCACTTGCATAAAACCACCATGCCCCACAATGGCCAGTCAAAAACAATTGAGAGTGCCTTCGGGCGTTTCCAGATGCAGGTTATGCACAAGCTTTATAACTATACCGGGCAGAATATCACTGCAACAAAAGAGAACAGCCACGTCAACGTGGACCTGATCATGAAGAACATCGCCCAGCTTCCCACTTTGGAAGAGATGAAAGAACAATACCTGCAATGCCGCAAGGAATGGAATGAAATGCTGCATCCAGCTTCTGAAACAGGTATGACCCGTATGGAGATGTACACCACGCTCAGTAGTCCGAATGCCGAGCCGTTGGATGACTTCGGGATACAGGAACTTTTCATGCTGCTGAGCAAAGACAGCGTGAAGTATAACAAACACGGTTTCATATTTGAACGCAACAAGCAGGAATACCGCTACATGGTATACGGCGAAGATGGTCTGGTAGATATGAACTTCCACATGCAGAATATTGGCAACAGTTTCCGTTACCGCTATGATCCCAAAGATATGACTGCTGTGGAACTGTGGGAAGTGGGTGCTAAAGGTGCGTTGAAATATGCAGCCACAGCCACGCCGAAGGTTGTCATTCATCGTGCCACGGCAGATCGAACGGAAGAAGAAAGCACCCGGCTATTCGCCCAGATACACGCCAACAAACGCGCCCTTGTGGGACATTATATTGCCTGTGAAGAACTTTTACTCGAAGAGTGCATGAGCGAAGCCTATACGAAACTCGTGATGCCTATTCCGGTAGGTGAATCCCAAAAGAGCATGGAACGTCAGCGTGAAGAATATGCCAATGAGGAATTGACCGCCCCGGTACAGTATCCCGAAGGTGTGGGGCCGGGAACCTACAGGGATGAACCTGAAGAAGAACCTGCCGGACTTGCTTCTGTGGGCGAATATACCAAACAGACTTCCGGCATGACCGATGTGGAGATGTACCAATCCTTCTTCGGTACTAATTAACCAGTATTCAATAATCAATTAAATACCCTTCAAGTAATGAAAGAACTAAGTAAACAAGACAAGGACGCCATTCGGGACGCCTTGATGGAATATTGCAGTAACTACCCCAGCCAGAACCGTGCCAGCGAAAGCCTGAACGGGGTCAGCGCCGCTACGGTATCGCAAATTTGCAATTCTAAATACACCAGCATCAGCGACGATATGTTCAGTCGTATAGCCGCACAGATAGGCTACAGCCTTGAACGCTGGACGCTGACCAAAAGTGATGCTTTTAACCGTATCACCTTTGCCATGACGGATGCACAGGCTTACAAAAACACCACTTGGGTGGTGGGCGATGCAGGTTGCGGCAAGACTACCGCAGCCATTGAATATCGTCGTACTCATCGCAACGTGTACTATATCCTTTGCAGTGAAGACATGAAGAAGAGCGACTTCGTGCGTGAGATCGCCAAGCAGGTGGGCGCTCCGGTAGACGGTACGAATCTGCGGGATATACTGGAATACGCCATCTCCATGATTGCCTTCCTTCAGAACCCGCTCATTATCTTCGATGAAGGCGACAAGCTGACTGATTCCGTTTTCAGCTACTTCATCAGCATTTACAACCGTCTGGAGAATAAAGCGGGTATCATTTTCCTTTCTACTGATTATATCAAGCGTCGTGTAGAGAACGGCCTTCGCTATAACAAGAAGGGCTATAAGGAAATTAACAGCCGTATCGGCCGTAAGTTTTTCGATGTGAATGTAGCTACCGAACAGGATGTATATGCCATCTGCCAAGCTAATGGCCTGACTGATCCGGCTGAAATAAAGCGTGTGCAACGTGAAGCCGCCCAAGGCGAGTATGACCTTCGCCGTGTGAAACGTGTGGTACATGCCTGCAAGCGTATCCAAGAAGCTCAACGTATGAAAGGAGAACAGGCATGAGTGAGGTAACGAATGATGTAAAGACTTTCCAACGTAATGCCAAAGGGGTGCGGGAACTGCTGAGCATGAAGTTCGAGACGCTGGCTTTTGAAGGTACTTGGTATGACGCTTTCGGCACTCCGGAGCGTAGAGGTGTGTGGATGGTATGGGGCAATACGGGCAACGGAAAGACATCCTTTGTGATGCAACTCTGCAAGGAGTTGTGCCGTTTCGGACGCGTAGCTTACGATAGTCTGGAAGAAGGCGCCTGCCTGACGATGCAGAATACGCTGAAACGCTTCAACATGCAAGAGGTTAACCGCCGTTTCCTGCTGCTGGACGCTGAACCACTGGATCAATTGAGTCTTCGCCTGAAACGTCAGAAAGCTCCCGACTTTGTGGTTATCGACAGTTTTCAGTATACACAGATGACTTATGCCCAATATATCAGGTTCAAAGAACAGCATCGTAATAAATTGCTTATTTTCATTAGCCATGCCAGTGGCAAGAATCCGGACGGACGTAGTGCGAAGAAAGTGGCGTTCGATGCTTCATTGAAGATATATGTCGAGGGATATCGGGCTTTTTCCAAAGGGCGGTTTATCGGTCCTGTCGGGCATTATGATGTATGGCCGGAAGAAGCTGCCAGATATCGTGGGGAAAATATTGCAATTAGTGATTAATAGTTAGTGATTAGCGATGAAGATAATCAAGGATAAACTTATTACCCCCGGGCAAATGAAGGCTCTGCACGCCACCTTCCGCCGCATCGGTATGGACGACGAAGCCCGCCACGGCTGCATCCATGAGTTTACTTCCGGACGGACACATAGCAGTAAGGAACTTACGATGCGCGAAGCTCAGCAACTGCTTGATAGACTGAACCCGATGGATGACAAAGCCAGGGCGTTGCAACGGAAGGAAGCACAGTTCGTATTCCGCGATATATACCGGTTGTCCTTCCTAATCCCGCAGTTGAACCAAGGGTTCACCAGCGACAGTGAAGAAGAATATCAGATGAATGTGGCGAAACTGAACGTCTGGGGGCGGAAATATACGAAGGCCCGCAAGGATGTGACAAGGATGGCCCTCTGGGAACTACAGGAGACGAAGAAGCAACTGGAGGCATTTATGAGACGCGAAGAAAGAAAAACGAAAAAATAATTAGATTATGAGAAAGCAACAAGAGATCAATCGTGCAGTAGCTATTCTCTGCAAGAAGGGCGACCGGATCAGCGTGGCTCAAGCGGAAGTGTTGAGAGAAAAACGTTCTGAAAAACAAGTGTTTCAGGAATATGTATTATCAGTTGGAGAGGAAAAAAAGGATGATACGTTCTTCTTTGCTTTACGAGATGCTGCGCGTTATGTCGCGGGTGGACTGGAATTGGGGGAATTGATACCGGATGCCGATGAATATAAGATTTCAAATGATGAGTTCTATCAAGAGGCAAAAGCTGTAAGTGAACGGGAATTCAGGGCTATGGAACGTAAAGTCAATCTTCTGGAAAAACTAGTAAATGAATTACTTCAGGCAAGTCGTATTCGTGTTGAAAATAAGCAGGTACCCGAAGTAAATAAAGCGGATTTTCTGAACCAAAGCGAAGCGGCAAGATATGTGGGTTGCCGGAAAGAAACACTCCGTGGATGGTCTATGCGTGGTTTTATAACGGCTTATAGTATGGAAGGTGTAGTGCATTATAGTAAAAGTGAATTGGATGCCAGCCCTGCAGTACGTCATTATTGCACCGTTAGGCAATGCAGAAAGGAGGCAGAACAATGAGAGACTATATTCGCACTATTACAGAGTTTCCTAACCGCCGTCAGGAACTTGCCAACCAACTGGAAGCCAGTGCCGACCGTATCTGTGACCTTCAGGAGTACCTGATGGATGGTACCGACAAGCTGAAACCTGCCGAATATGACCGTCTGCTGGATGCCTACCGTGCCGAAGTGGTGCGTTACGACCGTCTTGACCGGGAACTGGCTGTGCTGGAGTCACCGAAAAGGTACGTGAATAAGGACTTGCAGCGCAAGAGGAATGAGGAAAGAAGAGCGAAGATTAATTATTAACCAATAAATAGAAAGAATTATGGATTTATCAACATTATCAGTAGAAGAACGTGCCGCCTTAAAGGCACAGCTGGATGCCGAGGAAAAGGCAGAGCGTAACCGTATCGAGCGGGAACGTGAAACGTACAAACAATTGGTGGACGCCACCGTCAAGGCCAGCGTAACGAAGTTGCAAAGCCTCTCATCCGAGATGATGCGCATCAAGCAGGAAGTGTTTAATGAGTTCGGTACGGTCATCAAGTTGAAGAACGAGCTTTTCAAGGTGAAGAGCGGACGTCAGACTGACACTTTTACCACCAGCGACAGCCGCATGAGCTTGACACTCGGCAACCGCGTGAATGAGGGCTGGGATGATACTGTGGAAGCGGGCATCGACATGGTGAAAGAATATATCAAGACTATGGCTAAAGATGAGAACTCTGCCAACCTGGTGGACACTGTAATGAGCCTGCTTGCCAAAGATCGTAAAGGTGCGCTGAAGGCCAACAAGGTATTGGAACTGGAAAAACTCGCTATCAAATCGAAGGATGAACGTTTTTTGGAAGGTATCAATATCATTAAGGCGGCTTACCGTCCGGTGCCGACGTGTCAGTTCATTCAGGTGGAGATGAAGAATGAACAGGGTAATACGGTGAATCTGCCGTTGTCACTTTCAGCGATGTAGGGTCATGGCAAAGGTAAAGTATACTTCGATTATTCCGAATGATAAGCCACAGTGGTTGCTGAATGTACAAGCGGTAGTGTCTGACGTGCTGGATGATGTTGAATTGAAAGGCAGTGAGCGGGACTTCAGAAACTTGAAGTCTTTCATTGACGCGAAGATACAGGCGGAACGGGAGCGTGGCACTCTCTTTCGTAGTGCGGTTACCACTGAAATCCGTACGGATGAGGAAAAGACAGTGGTTCATATTTACCGAAATCATAGTTTAGTACAAACCTATTATATTGAATAGTATGAGCGAGAAACAGAACGGGGTGCTGATCACAGCACCCCTCTTTGGAGTCGGACGGGAGACGATAGGCGAATTCAACGGATACACCTGTGGGCACTGCCAAGGAAATGGCTATTATCTTGATCCGGACATTATCACTGAACGCGTAAAAAGAACATGCCCTTCGTGCGGTGGCACAGGGAAAGTGAAAGCAGTCGTTACAATTGACTGGATACCTGATGGAGAATTGAAACCTTACTTTAAAAATGAATAGCCAAAATCAAGTAATGAATATAGTGAGAAGTGAACGTGAAATATGGGATTTGCTCAGCCAATGTGCGGAGGTAGAAGAAACAGGTGCTTCCAATTATCCCGGCATGAGCTACGAACAAGGAATTAAAGCGGCGATTGAATGGATTATTGGAGATGTTAAAGACCATCCCATAAATGATTAATAACTAAATAGATATGAACAGAATACAGAAATTAGAAGCTGAAATACAGAAGCTAAAGAAACAGGAAGCCGATAAAAAAAAGGCAAAATATCAATATCTCGTTGGAAAGTGTATTCACATGGCGCATACTTCTTACGAAAAAATCACAGCGATAGTTAGGGTAAATACGGATGAAATCGGTGATGAAGTGGTATATGATTGTATACATGTATATTTTGACAACAGAGAAGATGTAAGTAATAGTGATTCAAGTATCCAACTTGCATCTTACGCAGGTGAATACGTGGAACGGATTGAGAAAAATATCATAAGTCAAGAAGTTTTTGACAAGGCTATGGATGATTGTTTTGCGCATATTAAAAGAATGTCTACTAACGTATAAAAAAACGAAATGAAGAAAAGCAAATTAAAGTGGCGTATAATATGGATTACTTATTGTATTCCGGGTGTTCTGTTGGCGATGCCTATACTTCTACTCTTTTATGCGCTGAAACCCTTCGTCTGGCTTGGTGATAGAATGGGCGATTTAAAATGGTATTTGGTAAGAAAATATAAACCTGACTGATTAGATATGAGCAGAATCCAATTACATAAGTCCATCCAGCACGTTACAACGGCTAATGGCAAATTGAGTGATAAAACAATAAAGTTAATCAATAAAATAGCAAAGAAAGCGTATGGCAACAAATGACAACCCATTTACAGAAAGTAACGAGCTTATTGCAAAATTACTAAAGGAAAATAATTTGGAAGTAATGCACCTGGAAATGTATCTCGATTCGCAAAATGTTGTTTGTGTGGAAAGAACGACTTATGATGCGATGTGCTATAAGCACACAGCTTTAAAGGCTTTTCTCGAATGTGAAGGTTACGATGATTTTGAAAGAGCAATTAGCGAATAATTTCAATAGAAATGAGCGAAACAAAGAGAAAAGAAAAGCAGACTAATAAAAGCCTGCTTAATATATGGTTATTAGAATTATCAGAGGTGGGGATTCGAACCCCACAAACTTCGCCAAGGCGCTGCTTACACCCTTTTAGCTTCAACGGTTGGTATTCCTCACTCGGACTCCGAAGAGAAGCGAGCGTATAGAGACCAAAGCCTCTAAAATCCAATTCAGTTTTTGATAAACGGATTTTTTATTGGATTCAACGGTACAAATTTAATAAAAAAAAACAATATACCAATGATAATAGCATGGTTTTCTTGCGGAGTAACTTCCGCAGTTGCTTGTAAGATCGCATTGAGCCTGTACGAAGATGTGCAGCTCTATTATATCGAAACAGGCTCAGGCCATCCCGATAACTCTCGCTTTCTCTCTGATTGTGAAAAGTGGTACGGACAGCCTATTCATACCATACAAAGTGATAAGTATGCCAATGTAGAAGATGTATTAACTAAGAAACGATACATCAATGGTCCAACTGGCGCCGCCTGCACATTTGAACTAAAGAAACAAGTTAGATATAAATTAGAAAAGGAGTTGGGAAGTTGGGACGGGCAAGTATGGGGCTTCGATTACGACCCGAAAGAAATAAACCGGGCTATCCGATTAAAGCAGCAGTATCCGGACACAAAGCCACTATTCCCGCTTATTGAAAAGCATATCACGAAGCCGGATGCAATGGGAATGCTTTGTAAAGCAGGTATTGAAATCCCTGCCATGTACAAGATGGGCTACAATAATAATAATTGCATCGGATGTGTAAAGGGTGGTATGGGCTACTGGAATAAGATACGCAAGGACTTCCCAGAAGTCTTCAACCAAATGGCACAGATTGAACGTAATGTTGGTGCTACGTGCCTAAAGGACAAAGACGGGCGTATCTTCTTGGATGAACTACCAACATGGCGAGGTGACCCTGTGGAAGAGATTATACCGGATTGCTCGCTTATCTGCCAGATAGAGTTTCAAGAAATACTTGATAGGCAGGTAGAACGAGTTTTGAAAGGAGAAATTAGTATTAACGATGTAGCCTAATTAGGCTCAAAACAGAATAGTAATGAAATAAATGGAGCATAGTAAACTGACTCATGGCTCCCTATTCAGTGGCATTGGTGGCTTTGAATTAGGTGCTGAAATGGCAGGGATTAAAACCCTATGGAATTGTGAGATTGAAAAATTTCAAGGTGAAATATTAAAAAATAAATTTCCTTATGCAGAAAGATTCACAGATATTACAAAAACAACCGGGCTTCGATATGTGGACATCATTAGTGGAGGATTTCCGTGTCAAGACATCAGCGTTGCCGGAAAACGTGAAGGTATTAAAGGGAAACGATCCGGCTTATGGAGTGAGATGTATAGAATTGTATGGGAGATTAGACCTAAATACATCATCATTGAGAACTCGCCAGCTCTCGTTATTTCCGGCTTCGAACAGGTGTTATGCGACCTTTCCAAAATCGGGTATGATGCGGAATGGCAATGTATATCAAACTACGCTTTTGGATACCCGCACAAAAGGGAAAGACTTTATCTTGTTGCCTACTCCAACAAAATCGGACTACAAGGCGACATTTGCAACAATGGATGCTTTAACTCGATATTTAAACAGTGGGCATCAGATACGAATATCGGATATACTTGCGCAAAAAGGATTTTTGAAATCCCAGCGCATAGCACTGTTAGAAATGATGATGGGTTTCCCAATTGGTCACACAGAGTTGGGAGTATCGGCAATGCGGTAAACCCAACATTGGCAAAATATTTATTCGAGTGTATTAAGATTTTCGATAAACAATTAGCGTAAAACAATTTAGAAAGGAATAGATTCAATGAAACAAATAGAAATAAAAGTAGATTGGAATGATGGTGACTATGAAACGATTCGCAAAAAACTGAGCGATGATAAGTTAGATTGTCTCAGACCATTATTTCAGGCAATATCCCAAAAAGGTAAGGGATATAATTGGGTACAGGAAGAACGTGAGGGTTACCTTGGACCTTTGATAGATATGTATCCTGATATTCCCGAAGAAGTTCTAAATGAGTTTGATGAAATATTGAACTTATGTTCTGATGATTGTCGTGGATGGATACACACAATTATCAGCATTCAGATTATTGAAATAAACGTTGTTGAAAATTTGGTATAATAATGACTAAGTAAAATGGAACTATTATCTCTGATTGTCATCGGTGGACTCCTATGGTGGATTGCCGATTCATTGAATGATATCAAGAAAAACAAAAATAAGTATTAATCAAAAAAGTGTATAAAAGAGCTGCTACATCAAAATTTTGTAGTGGCTTTTTTCATATTTGGTATCAAGAAACTGGTTTCCTATAGTTTTAGTTGCATAAATATGTTATAAGAGTTATTTTTACATAAATTTTTCAGGATAGTTTCATTATTCATTTGCTTGTCTACCTATGAAGAAGAATCGGACAAAGATAGTAGGATGTAGTTATGTGTTTCGCGTGGAAGATGTGGTTCGCATCTATGACGAACATGCCAAGAGCGGTCTTAGCAACCGCGAAATCCTCCGCCGTTATATCTGGCCGAAATACCATATCTGCGAAAAGACTTTCTACAACATCATCAACGCCAGTGCCGATCCCCGTATTATCCGCCGCCAGGAAGAGATGCGTGCTCAGCTCACACTTTTCTGATGTTGTCCATCACCATACACGTATAGTCGCTTATATCTTCCACCAGTTCCTCATGGTTATGGTTGGTGCTGCTGGCTGTGCGGCGGAACATGTTGAATTCTGTGCGGCCATTGCTACCCATGATATTGAAAAGATGGTGGTCGATGCGGTCCAACAGATCGAAGCGTTCAAGGCTTTGCCGTTGTAACGGGTTGCCTTCTCGGGTACTTCCATTCCATGGAGTAACGATGTGCAGCCGGATCGTAGCTTCCGCACGTTGGACGCCGCCGCCCAGATTGGTCCATTTCACGGGCAGGAATTCGATGAATACGGCAGGCGTGTCGAACACTTCTTCCTGTTCTACGAATTCCACTTGTTCATTCCAAAGATCGAATGTTTTGATGACGGGTTCTCCCGCTGGGTCTGTGAGTTGTTTCAGCCGTTCAATGAGGCTGAGATAAAGAAAATGTCTCATGAGTTCGTCAATTTAAAGAATTAATAATTAAAGAATTAAAAGGATATCCTGGTGTTGGCATCCACTATTTCCCGGATGATGCGTTCGGCTTCGGGGTGCATGCCGATGAACTGGCGTTTCAGGATGATAATTTTGCTACCCACTTTTTTCAAGGCCATGATCTTGCAGAACTTGGCTTCTTCGGTCAGTTCACGGTTCTTCCGGTTGTCCCGTAATTCGCCATTCTTCTTACGTTGCAGTTTTTCGGTGAACTTGGGTTTGTCAGGGCGGCTGCGCTTGCTGCCCATGATGAGCATGTATCGGTACCAGAAGTAGCGTTTCATCTTGCGGGTGACGGTGATGGTGCCGCCTTCGTTATGGATGGCGGCATACGGAACACTGCTGCTGAAGACAACGCTGTCATGATCGGTAACAGATACCCCGTCTTTGATGCTGCGGCGCAAGGTCCCTTCCCGGGTCAGCAGTCCGCGGCTTTCATCATCGTTGAATTTCCGGCGCGCCCACTGTTCATTGAAGAACGCCTGCCGTTCGAAGTTCCGGTCGAACTCATCGCCCAGCTTTACGCTGATATCCTTCAGTGTGAGGCTGATGAAACGCCTCACCTTCTGTTCCAGTTCTGGGGTTATGTTTGAATTTTGCGGCATATCGTTTGTTTTTTAAATAATAAGCGTATCTTTGCAAAAGAGTAGCATTGAAATACCGCTTCGGATTGTAGTTCCGAGTGTATGGGTTTCTTTGCTACTTCTTTTTTAGAAGTTCCTTTATCTTCGGGCTATCTGAAATACTATGTAAAACGACTTCTCCCCACTTGTATTCCCTGGCTATAATCCATGATTTATCTCCCTTTATTTCCGTTTCGAATATATGGGATACTGTCACGTCTTCATTCTTATGATAATCCAAGGCACCCAAGTATTGGGATTTAGCCAGCACGTTCTCAATATCAAGCAGCATGCGGTTTTTTTCAAAATAGTGCATGTGCGGCTGGTTGCTCCACTCCTTGATGCCTTTTCCCGAAACAACTATAGCCTGGGGAAAGTCAGGATTACCGATTCTTTTCCCTTGTAATGGTTTTGCCTGTTCCCGGGTGGCTTTGGCACTCATCGTCTTCATCTCCCTGATCACCTTGCACGCCGCGCACAGTTCATTTCTCGGTTCTTTAGCCAGCTTCATCGTTCCCGGACGGTTGGGGCAATTCTTGCACTTGCTGATGGTATACGGATTGTATGCCGGGAAGCACGCCATCTGTTTGCCGGGATTGAAACGCATCATCTCCTGATGTTTCCCTGTCGTAGCCTGGCTTCCGACCAGCATAGCTTGACGCTCATCACTTTCGGGATAATTGCTCCGGAGTACACGCGCCACGGTGCAGCGGCAATTCCAACCGTTTGGCGGGAAATACTCGTCCCAGAACTTACTGGTGACAGGTAATGTGATATTGTGCATCAACCGGTGGCTTTCGCGCACCCGCTTGTCTCCCACGGTACGGTATTGCAGCAGATAGCGGTCGCGGTCTTCATCCTCCCACCAGCCCTGCCACCGGGAGGCCATGTCGGCGGATGACAAGGCAAAATTATATTCCGCTTTCAGATACCATTTATTATAATTCTCGTTCACCTTTTGAACATCGTTTAAAAAGTGTTCAAAGGGTTTACGATTCCCGTCGTCATCCAACAATGAAGGGAAAGCCTCGTTCAACTCGTGAAAGGTCTTGAAGCCGGAGAAAACATAGTTGCTTTCCTTCAGGCGTTGCACGCTGATGTCATCCAACGGACGTTGATGAATCGTGTAGTCTACAGCATTGTCCAGGATTTCGGCATGCTTGCGCACGAACCGCTGCACTTCTTCCTCTTTCAGCATTTCCGGTGTGAACTCCGTCTGGCGATGAAGCCAGCGCATCAGGAGGGTAAAGGACGCTTCCACGTCGGTGGTGTCTATATCCGTACTTTCATCCTCTTCTTTCTTGTTCAGAAGCATTTCACCACCATAATAGCTCAGGTGTGCCCGTTTGTGCAGCCCTTCATAGTCCGAAGGGCTTAGTCGAAAAAAGGTTTCACGAGTTTCTGCTTCTCTTTATCCTTTTTCTTCTTTGCGGCTTGTTCACTATCATTGTTGCCCGGTACCACAGCTTGTAACGTTATTTTTTTCCCGATGATCGGCACATTATATTTGTCAATGAAGTACTGCGGGTCCACCTCATAGTTCTCCAGTAACAAACGCTCGTATGCCACCTGCTGTTCCGGGGTGAAGTCAATCCCTTCATACCAATCAAAGCGATATCCCGCAAGCGGGAAGCCGTGCTTTATCATTTTCGGGATCAGCTGGAAGTTGATGACGTCCCGCAGATTGTCGGCATCCTTGTTAATGAGATTCTTCAGCACTTCCAGATGTACCTCGCTTTGGGAAAGAGACGCTCCATTCTCTGTGGTCATGGTTTCGGTGAGTACACCTTTTGAAAGTTCGGAATTGGCACGGTCTATACGCTTGTCAAACACATTGTACGCGTCTCCGCGAGTGCTTTCCTTGATTTCGATGTCCGTGCCTTCGGGGAAGAGCGCCCAGCCCGCCGCGCCCATGCTGCCCAGCATCTTTTCAATCCTGCCCTGTTCTTTGGCATCCCGACTGGTTGTTTTTCCCACACGGAAGGGAATGCCGAAAATCTCGGAGAACATATCCCAGAAACTACAGACATTCTTTTTGGGAATGGTATGTTGGGCGCACTTCAGGTATAATCCCAGATCGTTAGGCGCACCGACTTCTATGATCCAGTCCGCCATTTCAGAATTGCGGTAATCGTAACCGTTTTGCCACCTTTCCTGCTGGTTGACCACCAGTACGCCGTATTCCGGAATAACATGGCGGCGGGGAACCAGCAGTACATTGCTGAATACCGGTACACCGTCCACTACGATGATATCACCCAATTGGATGAGAGAGTGTCCCCAATAGATGCTGTCCAGAGCCAAGTCCATGAAGGTCTTGAACCAGGAGGATTCAAAAACCGCCGTCAAATCGGGATTCTCCACACCCTTCCTGTCTACGATGCGGAAACTCTTGTTCAGTACATAGCCCTTCCGTTGTCCCACGCAACCGGTGAGGTGCATGTCTACTTCCACGTCACCATACACGTCGTACAGCGGTACACGGTTGGGGTAGTCTACATTAATGGCATATTGCCAGGCATTGCGCCAGGTACGCAGGTCCTTCTTGGTGAGCGCCTCGGTCTGTAGTTGCAAGTTGACAGAAAGTTGCGTCACCCGTTTCCGTTCGGCCGGATTGTCCAGATTTACACGTCCTATCTTTACGGGGTTTTGCTTTTTACTTTTAGTAGCCATAATGTTACCAGATATAATCGTTTTTCGTTGCTGATCCATAGCGGACCGGGTTTTGATAGTCTTCTTCGCCGGAAGGTCCGGTGATAGTAGGGATATTGGGTGTGATACGTCCTGCCTGTATTTCCTTCAGATAGTCCAGCGCATCTTTATAGCGTTTTTCACGAACTTCATTTCCCATTTTTCCGGGTAGTGAGCACACCATATGATAGAGCGCGATATCAGTGGCGCATCCCACCAGTTCCGCGTCCCGTTCTTCGCCTTCGCGGGCGAATGTGGCATCCACATCATAGCGTGCCCGCAATGCCGCCGCGATTCGTGACATGGCACGCTGTTCCGCTGTCTTTCGGTTGTCTGTGGAGCTTTGCTGCATGATCTTCAGGGCATCGGGCCCTACCTGTATATAGTCTTCTTCGGTAATGAACATAAATTGATTTATGAATTAAGATTTATGAATTATGGCTCTCACCAGGACTGTGGCGGTGGTTGCCTCAATCCCATGCGCGGTGTGAAGTTTTCTTCCCGTACCTGCTTTTGCAGTTTGTAGATGGCACCTTCGTCGGCATCCGGCCCGTCATCATGGGCGCGGCTACCTTTTTCGAAGGCGAGGGTTTGTTCAATGCCGGTCTTCATGTCGTTGTCGTTCTTCAGCTTTTCGTTGTAGTAGACAAAGCCCCGTTCCCATAGGGGACTGACGGCCTCGATACGGGCGAACTTGTCCGGCTTCTTACGCTTGTCGGCAGTGATGGGTACCTGATATCCTCGGAGGTTGCCTTCACGCTCGAACTCGTCCAGTATGGTGTCCTGCATGAAGTTGGCTTCCATATAAATGGTGACGGCGGCATCCTCCGGCAGTGATTCCCAAAGGTCATATACCCAGCGCACCATTTCGCCTACACTGCATTGGCGTACAAAGGCCCTGAGGCAATGCAATTCCGAACGTTTGGCGGTTTTCAGTCCGGCACGCGGGCGTCCCCAGAGTTTGGCGGCTTTGTAGTCGTTCTTGCTGCTATCCTTGAACGAAGGGTCGATGTAGAGCACCAGGCTTTCATAATAGTGCGGTTTCAACATGCGACGCCATTGTATCCAGCGTTCCTGAAAGACAGCGCCATCTGTGATGGGGTTGTGCATGTATTCCTTCTGGAAGCTGCGGTAACCCATGAATTTTTCGCGACTGCGCAGCAGTTCTATGGTGTAGCATTCGGGCCAGGCGGGTGTGCCGTCTTTGGTGATTGCATAAACCGTGCTGGTGTAAACGGTGTCGCTGTCTATGATCTGCTGGAGTACGCTGTTCTTGCTGATCAGGTTCCCCACCATGATAAAGCGTCCTTCCTTGCCGCCAAAGCAACCGAACAGGGCTTCTTTGACCCACTTGGTCATCTCGCGTACACGGGCTTCGCTGCGGCACATTTCGTCATCATCCAGGTCATCAACGATGATATAGTCCGGACGCATGTCGCGAAACCGTAAACCACGGGGCGACTGGCCGCGACCACGGCTAAAAAAGGCGCACTGGTCTTTGGTTACGAACTCGCCTTCCTGCCAACATCCGGCATTGTACTGTTCGCCAAAGTCCTCGATGATGTATTGGTTGAACTGAAGTTCCGCCTGGAGGTCACCCAGTAACGCATCGGCATTGTCTTCGCTCTTACCTACCAGTACCATGACGTGCAATTCACCCTTGAACTTCAACCAAAGTGGTACACCCACATCCAGATGTACCGACTTGGCATGTCCGCGCGGCCACTTGAAGACAGCACGCATCTCCGGGTGTTTCTCGATGTAGTGGGCGGCGTCATTGTGAAACTTGGCATTGGCACATTGGCAGTAATGGCTGATGTATCTCCGGCAGAAGTAATCATAATCCTTCAAGGCCCGGGCGATGTTCTTCTTTCGCTCTGCCTCACTCTCCGGCTTGCGCTTCGAGGTGATTCGCAGTAGCCGGTTGCAATGCTCTTCCCACCGTTTGAGGGCTTCTTTCTTTTCCTCCGCTGTCATTTTTGCTTAAATTTGATGTTCATGAAGTCGCTGTGCAACTGGTTAATGAGCATGATCATTTTGTCATCCACTTCCGGGTACTCTTCGCGATGGGTCACCAGCCAATTCTCGAACTCGATGATGGTATCCACCTTGTTCACGATGTTGGTGTTCCGGTTGATTTCCTTAATACCCTTTGCCGCTTTGATCAGAGAATCAGTCATGCGGCTGATGCTTTTCTCATTCGCATCTGTATTTTCTATGGCTTCTCCCAGCTTGGAAAGAGTCATGGATGTGATAGACTCTTTGCTCATCTCACGGGCGGCCCGTTCTTCCTTCCATCTTTCCTGATTAACCCAGCGGCTGACAGACTGCCTGCTGACTCCGGTGAGATCTACAATTTGCATGATGGAGGTTCTCTTCATGTAAAGGTGTTTGGCCACCGCTTTCCGTTTACTCATATCTTTTGCCATACCTTTTTATTACTTGATTACGAGGGCAAAGTTGCGAAGCCCGGGACAGGCACCGAAAAAACGGTGGAAGGGTTGCAGGGTATTACAGAGAGCCTGCACACCTGCTCGCAATCGTTGCACACTTTTTTGTGCGCTTATGTGTGTAGCCGTAAGTTTGCGGCAAAATGAGACGCAGATCATGGGAAAAAGAATCAGGATATCAAATGAAAGATTGAACTGTTTTGGCACTTGGGTAAAGACTGACGGTGTGGATTACGAGCAGTTTCAGAAGAATCCCGTCATGTTGTGGATGCACTGGCGGGGTATCATTATCGGCTGTATCAAGGACCTGAAAGTAGAAGGTACCGATATCACGGGCGAGCCCTATTTTGATGAGGTACGCGATGAGTCGAAGCTGGCGAAGCAACAATGGGATAAAGGCACGCTGAAGATGTGTAGTCCTTATTTTGAAATTATAGAAACGAGTGAGGACCCAGCCTTACTGCAACCCGGACAAACCCGGCCTACCGTCACGAAGTGCAAATTGATGGAAGTCAGCATGGTGGATATGGGCGGCAATGATGACAATATCGTGATGCTGTCCTATCAGGGTAACGAGTTGAAACTTGCCGCCTGCGAAGACAGTGCCGCCCTGCCATTACTAAAAATGAACGGCGGAGCAATTCCGCAAAACAATAATTCTAAAACAGAGGAGACTATGAACGTAGATTTCAAAGCTATCGCCCTGAAGCTGGGCCTGCCGGAGACGGCAACGGAAGCGGACATTCTTGGCAAAGTAGGCATCTTACTGGGATTCCAGACCGCAAATGTAGAACTGCGCAAGCAGCTTGACGAGATCAAACTGGCTGGTGTGACGCAGATGGTGGATGAAGCCATCAGAGCGGGAAAGTTCAATGCGGACAAAAAGGAGCATTTCATCAGCCTTGGAAAAACGATGGGAGTGGATGCACTGAAGTTGACACTGGATAGCATGGCTACAGTAACGAAACCGTTGCAGTTACTGAACTCAAGCGGTGGAGTGGCAGGTACCATGACAACGGGACAGTGGAACAAGCTGAGCGAGGTGCCCGAAGCGCAGTTGAAGCTGATGCGTGAGAATGATCCGGACAAGTATCGTGCTTTGTACAAAGCGGAATACGGTATTGATTGCCCGAAGTTCTGAGAGAGAAACAATAAATAGTAATAGTAAAATTAAAATCGTAAACGACATGATGAAATTTATTTGTGGTACGCTGTTTAATGTCCTGATGGGCGTGATTCTGGCGTATGTTGTGGGGGTGAATCCTGCCTATGGTGCAGCAACCGGAGCAGTTGTTCCGGCTGTGCTCGGAAATTTTATGCCTGCGGGTTCTGTCTTTGAGGGCGTATATACGGAAGTGTGGACCGGAGAGTTGATTAAACGTCTGAATGCCGGATTGAAGGCTGATTGGTTGAACGGCATTCCGGACTATTCAGCCAAAGTGGATAATGAAGTGATTCATCTGGTAGATGTAGGCGGTGATCCGGATGTACTGGTGAATAATACTACTTATCCAATCCCCATTCAAGACTTGACGGAAAGCGATGTACCTGTAGGTTTGGACAAATTTCAGACGAAGGCAACCCGCGTGACGGACGACCAGCTTTACGCTTTGTCTTTCGACAAGTTCTCGGCCGATGTGGAACGCCATGGAAATGCTATCCTGACGGTGAAATACAAGAAGGCCGCTCACGCCCTGTCTCCTTACAGCCATACGGACAAAACTCCTGTTATTCCCACCAGTGGTGATGCGGATGCGGCAGGACGCAAGAAGATGACTGTCAAGGACATTATCGCTCTGAAACGTGCTTTCGATAATATGGAAATGCCGGAAGACGGTCGCGTACTTGTGCTTTGTCCGGATCATGTGAACGACCTTCTGGAAGCCGACCAGACTTTCAAGGATAAATTCTACAATTACACTACGGGCAAACTGCTGAATATGTTCGGTTTCGAGGTGTACACGTTCGTCAACTGCCCGTATTATACGAATGCCGGTGTGAAGGTGGACTACAAGACTGCTCCGGCAGCCACAGATGCGAAGGCTTCATTCGCTTTCTATCGTCCCCGTATGTTCAAGGCTGTGGGTTCTACCAAGATGTACTACAGCGAAGCACGTACCAATCCGCAGACGCAGGAAAGTCTGGTAAACTTCCGTCACCACTACATTGTGCTGCCTAAGAAACTGGAAGCCTTTGGTGCTATCTACAGCTCTGATGGCAAGACGGAGCAAAGCAAGGGACAGGCTGTTCCGTCAGAGAAACGTTGGGCACAAGTTCGTCGTGAAGCAGCAGAGACCGCAGAGGCCAAAGCGGAAGGTGGAAAACCGGCAACTGATGATCCTAACGAAGAACTGGAAGTGTAAGATATGGGCGCACGAGGACTGAGAAATAATAACCCCGGCAATATCCGTCTCTCTGCCACTACACAGTGGCAGGGGGAGGTGCGCCCCTCGCGGGACCGTTCCTTCTGTCAGTTCAAGACTATGGCTCACGGCTACCGTGCTTTAATCAAGCTGTTGCAAAACTACCGTAAACTGAACGGTTGCCGCACGATATCGGACTTCATCAACCGCTGGGCGCCGCCTACGGAAAACAACACTTCAGGTTACATCAACCGGGTGTGCCGTGAAATGCAGGTGCCCGACAGCTATGTGCCTGATGTGAATGACCGGGCGACCATGTGCGCTTTCGCCGCTGCGATATCGCAGGTGGAGAATGGAGCGCCGGCTGTGATGTCGGACGTGATGGCAGGATGGAACTTGCTTTAGTGATTAACGATTAGTGAAAAGTGATTAGCCATGAACTCGGACTTGATAATGCAGATTCTCCAATGGCTTGTGCCAAGTGGCATTGCCGGTTCCTTGTGGGCATGGCTGAGACATCGGGAGAATAACAAGGTAATCGCCGCCAAAGAGCGGAACGACGCTTATAAAGAAATGTACGACAACTTGTCGGGAACATTAATAGACTTACAGAATGAAAATATCAAACTTTACAAGGCGGTACGCGAACTTAACCGCACCATTCAGAGGGCTTCTACTTGCAAGCACTATGCTGATTGCCCTATCCGTAGCGAGCTGCAAAAGTCAGGGACAATTGACACGGAGCGTCATCAACACGGACAGCCTGCAAAGCAGAAGCGGGTTCGCTCTCCTGCAAGAACCGGTACCGCCCAGCATGGTGAAGACTGTATTCCCGATGGGGATGTTGAAACAGATACCTGTGGGAACGGGCTTCAGTAAGCGTAGCGGGCAGGCCACGGTGAACGTCATCCGGATGCCGGGTGACAGCATCGAAGTGATTGCTACCTGTGACAGCCTGGCGCGACAGGTGATTCTGTTGTCGGAAGAACTGACGCGGATCAGGAATGAAACTCAGGAAGAGGTGGAAGAACTGCCGCCTGAAGTGATAAAAGAGCCTACGGGCTTTCAATGGTTTCAGATATGGGCGGGCAGAGTAACCCTCCTGATTATCATTCTAACGCTGCTCAAACGCTACTTGAAGCATCGCGCAGCCAAATTGTAAATTGTAAATCTTAAAATTGTAAATGACATTATGGATGGATTAATATTTGGAATGGCCAGTCTCAAATTCAAGGAGAAAGTAATCGGTCTTATCAGCGAGGAAGGCCTTCAGCCTGCCGGAACTGCGCCAAGTACCACGGATATCTATGCCGCACAGTTGAAGGATGGTCCGGCAATCACATTGACCACCAATCCCGGCAAGAAGGCTTTCTCTTGTACATTGATAGAGCTGGATGCCGAGAACCTGGTGAACGTCATCGGTGGTACCAAGGATGAGAACGGTAACTGGGAGCCTCCTGAAAAATGGGAAGATACAGGCGTGATGGATGTAGTGGCGGACAGCGGCCATACTTTGCGTTTCTTTAACGCGAAAGTTACCGGAAACGATTTTGCCAATGGTATCAATTCCTCGAATGTATTGGGACTTTCCCTTAACATCGAGCTATTGAAAGATGCCAGCGGCAAGCGTATGAAACTATTCGCAAAAGGACAAGATCCCGATGCGAGTCCTGCGGGCTGATGAAAGTGGAATTTGAAATAGAAGCGCTTGCGGAAAAGATAATGTCGGATGCCGGCATATCTCTTCCGCTCCGGCTTCCCGGAGGAAGACATATCCGTTGGGTGATGCGGGTCCCGAACCTGGAAAGTCGCTGCCGTATGGCTCGTATGTACCTGAAGATGGGCGTAACCTATGAGGAATTGAAGGTGTATACCTATGAGCAGAAGCTGGAATTCATGGTGAGGCATACCGGAACAGTGAGCCGCATGGTGGCATACGGCATTGTCCGTGGCCGGTTGTTAGGGCGACTACTGAACCGTCCCGTGGCCTGGATGTTACGGACCTGTATGCATCCGGCGGCACTGGAAGAGGCGTGGATGCTTGTTGTCGGTACGATGAACGCTGTCCCTTTCGGGGATATTATCAGATTGGCCGAGGTGATGAACCTGATGAGTCCCAGTCTGAGCCGAAGAAAATAGAACGGGAGTTAAAGGGGCATGTGGAGCCCGTCCATAGCCCGTTCGGACTCGTAGGACAAATAGTGCGCGACACCGGATGGAGTGTGAAATATATCATGCGCGGAGTGAATTATCCTATGTTGATGCTGATGTGGCAGGACTTTCCCCGCCATGTACCCGGCAGGAAGAAGACCACCCAGGAGATGGTTGCGGAAATGAAGAGCCGTAACAGGCAGCCGGACATAGCTCCGGCAGATTATTTACAACAATTGCTTGACGAAGAGGAAAACTAATGCAGCCCATAAAACTTGAAATATTTTTGGATGACAAGACCCGTAGCGGCATGCAGTCGGCGGAACGGAATATTACCGGACTGGAGACGCAGATGCAGGAGGTGATCAATATCCTGAAAAAGGAATTGATCGGCTTGCAGTCCGCATTCAAGGATGCGTTGTCTACGGGCGTTTCTTCGCCTTCCGATCTGGCGGATATACAAGCTCTGAAGGGTAAGATCGTGGAGCTGGAGGAAGAACTGAAACGCCTGAAAAGACAGGCGGAAATACCCGTGAAGCCGAATATTGACCTGTCGGGGTACATTACGGATGAGATCAGGGTCATGGAGAGTGCCGAAGATCAGGTGAAGGCCATCATCATCAATATCCAAAAAGATATAGATACTCTCCGGCAGAAATCCCTGGAATCGGCGGCGACGGGTATTGTCAATCCGGAAGATACGGCAAAGATAAAGGCGCTGGAGGCACAGGTACGTTCGCTGACTGAAACGTTGGTGAGATATGAAGTGGCCAAAGCGGACAGCAATGATACACCGATAATGCGGTATGATCCGGCACCGAAACTGAACAATGTTAAGATGAGTATGCAGCAAATCGCCCGCGAACTTCCGGCACTGGCGATGGGACCGCAGATGTTCTTCCTGGCCATTTCCAATAATATACCGATGTTTACGGATGCGGTGGCATCGGCACGGAAGGAATATGAATTGATGACGGCCGCAGGCAAGAAGGCTACTCCGATTTGGAAGCAATTACTAACTTCACTGTTTTCCTGGCAGACGGCGATGGCGACGGCTATAACGCTTACTGTGGTCTATGGTAAGGAGATTGGGGAGTGGGTGAAAGGATTGTTTAAGGCAAAAGATGCCACCCTTGATTTGCTGTCTGCCGAACAGGAAATGGCTTTAGCGCGTAGCAAAGCGTCAGATAGCATTAAAAAGGAACGTGCGAAACTGGATATCCTGTATGCTAGATTGAAAAATACGTCCTCATCAACGAAGGAACGCACGGCTGCTGTCAACGAATGGATAAAGCGATATCCGGAGTACGCCAATATTCTTGACGGTGAGAATATCAACCTTTCCAAGTTGGAATCTGCTTATAAAGCTTTAAGTAAGGAAATTTATGCCAATGCCGTGGCAAGGCATTATGTAGACAAGGTAGCGGATTTGTCTGTTAAGAAAGAAAAAGAAGAAATAAAGCGGCTCAATCAGAGAGCGACCTTAATGAAAGCACAGCGTCGGGTAGAACAAGCCGAAGCTGAGAAGGTTGCTGCCCAACAGGCGCAACAGAAAGGTTTATATGGTTCCGGTAACCGGTTATCAATAGCCAATGATGAATTATCCTCTGCCAATAAAGATTTGGAAAAACAGCAGAAGATATATGATGATATCGTAAATAACGTAAAGGACTATGATAGAAATATCAAAACCATTGCCAATCATGTAGATACTCTTAATCTGTTTCCCCAACCCGAAGAAGGTACCTACGATTACTGGAAACAGCAACAGGACCGTGCGGAAGGCGTATTGAAAGAAATCAAGTCCGATGTAAAGAAGACATTGGATGACGCTGCAAAGGAAGGCACCGACCTGTTTTCCCTGGGCATAGACAATTCTGTAGTGGAAACCTATAAAAAGGCAACCGGTCAAATAAAGGAAGCCCGTAAGAATCTGAAAGTCTATGATAACGGAGACGGAAAAACAACAGGCGGTGCCGATAAGAAAGATTACCAGACTGAACTTGCCGAAGCACGTATCCGTGCCCAGCAGAAGTTTGAAGCCGCTACTGTTCAAGTGATGCAAGAAGGGTATGAAAAGCGTCGTAAACAGGCGAAGCTGGAATACGATGAAGAATTGGCCCGCATTGATCGTCAGGAGAAGAAGTTGACTGAAAGACTGGATAATGCTAAGAAAAGTGGTAAGAAGGTCAGTGCGAATGATTATAAACAAGTTCAGAGTGACGGAAGTACCGAACGTTCCGCCGCCCTCATGATCTATGAGAATGAACTGGATAAGATCAATAAGGAAGCTACCGAAGTGGAGCGTAAGAAGCTGGAAGAGTATGCAAATCAATTTCAGGGATATATCACCAAACGTACACTGACGGAGAAAGGCTTTGATGAAAAGCGTTCGGTACTGGAAAAAGGCGGTGCATCGCAAGAAACCCTCAACGAACTGGACTATCAGAAAGAAAAGACCCTTTCGGATATTGACAACGAATTCGCCGCACGTGAAGAGGCTTTCAAGTCCTGGGCGGCAAATGTGGTAAACCTCAACCTTGAAGAATTGCAGCGCCTGCTGGTGGAAGCTGAAAGAGAGCTGGAGCGTGAAGAGTTCCTGCACCCGGATGACAAGGGACTGGCCGCGAAGCGTGCAAAAGTCAGCACTCTAAAGAATACCGTCAGCGGCAAGATGAACGCTAAGGAAGAGGGCAAAGACAAAACAGACAACAAGAAGAGTATTCAGGAATGGTCGGAATTGAACCGTGTGCTGGGAGATGTGGAAGACTCTTTCAATGATATAGGCGGCACCGTAGGTGATGTGGCGGGTGACATCATTAAGACCGCCGGCACCATAGCCACATCCACCCTGAGTATTATTGATGGCATTACCACCTTATCCGAGAATTCGGCGGGAGCCATGACGGGAACCGCCGAAGTCGCGGCGGAATCAATGTCGAACGTTGAAAAGGCTTCTGTCATCCTTACCATTATCTCGGCGGCCTTGAAAGTGGCGACCGCCATCGCAAGCCTTTTCAAACGTACGGACTATATGGAGGAATTCCGCAAGGAAATGGCAAAACTGAACTACGAACTGGCGCTTGCCAAGTTAAATGCGGAGATATCCACTGATAAGAACAGTATTTTCGGTGATGATCTGTGGGGTAATGCCATCAAGAACGTTGACCTTGCCAGGGAAGCGTTGGACAGGTATAACGGCACATTGGAGAAGATAAAGAACCGCAAGATATTCAGCGGTTTCGCAGGTGCGACAGCGGAGGCCATGGGACTGAAGAATACATTCAATTCTTTGGGAGACTCCATTGCAAACATGCAGGTAAAAATACAACATAAGACTTGGTTCAGGTCAGCCAAATATTCATCCCTGAAAGATGCGGTTCCTGAACTGTTCAATGCGGACGGTACGGTTAATCAGGATGCTCTGGAGAAGTTTATCGGTTCGGACACTTTCGGCAAGTTGAGCCAGGAAAACCAGCAATACCTGCAAGAGATGTCGGACTACTGGAAGGCATATCAAGATGCGGTAGAAAAGGTAAAGGATTACCTGACGGATATCTTCGGTGATCTCGGCAGCACTCTTACCGACACGCTGGTGGATTCATGGGCTAATGGTACGGATGCGGCCACCTCCTATTATGAGAGCGTATCGGAAATGTTGGAAAATCTGGGAAAACAGATGATTTACTCCGCATTATTCAGCGACATCTTTGAAAAAGCACAGAAAAAGATGTTGGACGTGACGCAGAATGCCGACCTGTCCGCCGATGAAAAATTTAAGGAGTATATAAAGCTGCTGGGCGGCATGACGGATGAAGTGCTGGGAAAGCAGGGAGACTTTAATGCACTGCTGGAGGCGTATCAGCAAATGGCGAAGGACAAGGGATTCGATATCTTCAAGCCGGATGAAGACGGGGCTTTACAGAGTGGGCGTAGCGGTTCGTTTACCACCATGACGCAGGAACAGGGGACGAAGTTGGAAGGATTGTTCACTTCCCTTCAGGACCATGCCAGCGGAATACATCAGTTATTGGAAGAATTGAAACAAGGACGTTCCGCGGATCATGAGATTTTCGTGCAGATCGAGGAAAACACCGCCTACTGCAAGTTGCTGGAGGATATACTTGAAATCATGACCCGGCAGGAACGTGACGGGCTTAAAATAAATGGATAAGCTATGAAAGATTTAACCGGATATATGAGCATCAACGGTAAGGATACCTGGACGGAGTATTCCGCTTTTCTCTGTGAGGATAAGCAGGATGATAATTTCAATTTCGGAGAGCTGCTGAAACCGTTGGAGATGAAGGACTACACAGCCGTAGACTTTCGGGAACGTGACGGTGAAGAGCTGCCGGATGTGCTGCCGTCTCCTTGCTACAAGGCTCGTGACGTGACGCTATACATTGCCGTATATGCTTCGACACTGGTGGAATATAACACCCGCCGTGCCGCACTCATGGAAGTGATCCGTGCGGGCTGGGTAAATCTGAAGGTGAAAGAATTACCTGCAACATATCGCTTATATTACAAGACGGCTACGGATGCGAAAGTATCTGCGGATATCACGGACGGCAGGATCGTGGGGCGCTGGAAGATGAAATTCAGGGAACCGAAACCGGGACTCACCACAGAGTGACACAGAGTTTAACGGAGTTTTAAATGATGATTAAATACTGTTTGAATGGAGCTTAAAATCTATAATCAGAGCGAAGAACTGAAACTGACGGTCAGCACGTCTTCATCGTCAACCTGGAATATGGAACTGATGACGGAGAATGCGATATCCGTTTCTTTCACTCATCCTTTCTATGTGCCGCTGGATGTGAATGACTATGTGCTGTTGTCGGGAGTAAAGTTCAGTATTAATAAAGAGTATAAACCAAAACAAAAGTCCACCCAGGAATACACCTATTCCGTTAAATTCTATGGCCCGGAGCATGATGCGCAGCGAGTTATGTATCTGAACCTGACGGACGGGCAATATGACGTGCAATTCTCCCTTGATGGTAGCCCGCGTGAACACTTGAAGAAGTGGGTGGATAACATGAACCGCATCTATGGGCGTGAAGTCTGGTCGATGGGTGATGTGGTGGTAGCTGCCAATCAGACCATAGAATATAACAATTCTTCTTGCTGGGATGCGCTGGCCTCCATAGCCGAAGCCTTCGAAACGGAGTGGTGGGCGGACGGGTTTACAATCAACCTTTCACGTTGCGAGCGGGGCGAACGTATTTCCCTTGGCTACATGCAGGGACTGACTTCGCTTACCCAGTCGGAGAACAGCAATGACGTGAAGTTTTTTACCCGGCTGATTCCGCTGGGTTCGACAAAGAATATAGATCGTAGCCGTTATGGGTATTCCCGACTTCAGCTTCCGGATAAGTCTACTTATGTGGACCGCAACACTCAATACGGATTGTATGAATATGTAGAGGAAGCGGCATTCGCAGAGATATTTCCGCATTATACAGGTACGGTGTCATCCGTACGTTCGGAGGAAAAGACCGGCGAAGACAAGAAGTCCTTCACTATCTATTATTTCAAGGATAACGGGATGACATTCGATCCGTCTTCCAAGGATAATGAGATAGCAGGCTTGGTGAAGTATGTCTCTTTTCAGACAGGTGACCTTGCCGGGCGTGACTTTGAAGCGAATTATAACTCGGCTACTAAGGAGTGGGAGATTATCAACATCTATCCGGATGAAGAGACTCAGATACCCGGCGGGAATTTGATCCCTCGTGTGGGGAATACTTATATTCCTTGGAACTTCCGTATGCCGGTGGAGTACGAAACGCAGGCGGAACAGGACTATAAAGCGGCTGTAGATAACTATCTGAAGAAGTATAGTGAAGATGTGTCGAAGTATGGCGGTGATACGGACTATATCTATATAGATACTCACAATGTGCCGTTACAGTTGGGGCAATCCGTACGGTTGACCAGCGATGAATATTTCGGTGCGGTTGGATATCGGGACAGTCGGATGACGAAGGTGGTACGGAAATTGGATAATCTGAGTATTGCTACGATTGAATGCAGTAACCGGGTGGGGAAGGGGTGGAAGACGCAGGTGGATAACAGTCTTTCAGAATTGAAATATGTGATAGGGCAGAAGGAAGAGACGGTACTGGATGTGCTGAAGAGCTGGGACGGGCGGGATATCACTGATTATCGGGTGTTGTCCGGTTTACGTACATTGAAGGAAATAAAACAACGTGCGTTAAGCAGATTGGAGAATGATGAAGCTGCCGGACATATAAAGTTTAAAAAAGGCGAGACGGTTGAAAACGGGCTGATCGTCCGTCTTCCGAAGCAAGACACCCCGGCCGCTTTAATGTCTTGTTTGCTTGAAGAAGATATTGATACTTTTATAGAAGAGGACGAGGATGCTTTGATGGAAATCGCTCCGGCAGAAATTTCCGATTTATCATTCGGTGGTCTTAGTAATGTGAATTCCTCTGTAGATAGTGCTCCGGTAGGCTCTCTTCCAGTTAAGGGTGAAAATGAGTGGAGTTATGCCGCTCCGACATTATATGCTGGAGTTATTGATGCGGATAATATGCTGGTTCCTGTTTTTGACCGCAGGACACAGACTATGGTGTTTATTCCCATATCAGCTATCCGGGGAGGTGTAACCCCACCTCCAACCGGCTTCCCTTATACCTTCTCTTTTGCATTAAGATAATTCTAAAAAATAAGATAATATGGCAAATTTGAATATACCTTCCAAAAATACCGGTGATACATTGTCAGCGAGTGAGTTTAATCAGGTGGTTTCCGCTGTAAATGGTAAGATTGATTCAGTTAACGGTAAAGGATTGTCTACAAATGATTATACTAACACAGATAAGCAGTCTTTATCCCGGTTATTGACACGTGTTGACAAGCTTGAAAACTCCGCAAGTGGAACTGGTGGCATCCTTATTTCTGACGTGGAAAGCAAAGTAGGCTCTTACAAATTCGGGATCACTGAACATGATATATATGCTTGTACGATTGAACTGGTAGACCCGCCTACGGTGGTTAACACAGAGAAGGAATACATGGCTAGCGATTCACCGCTGGGCAATAATATGTATTTGACTGTGAAAAACATTATAGTGAAGGATACTGACGGTAAGTTCTATCCCGGCTCGATTGAGATCAAACAAATATATGTGTCTGAAGGTTTTGAGACGAAATTATCAGTATTGTGTAAGTCTGCAATACCCGCCGGTTCAATTTTAATGCTGACATTGGAGTATGTCAAACTAGAAGGGGAAATAATTGAATTTAGTGTTGCATTACCTTCCGGTGTTAGTGCGGATGATGTGAACCTGACTATTGCGCCTTTGAAATATGACAAGCATTTCGCATTTACATATACAGCGGATGATTCAGTAGAGGGAGCTTATGCACGAATTTGGCGAAGAATTAATCAAAAATGGATCGATGATACTGAGTTTTTCCATCTTGGCAACACACCGACGACCGGCTATATCCCTGAATATCCACTCGTATATACTGACGGATGCGGTAATGATCGCCGTTTTGGCTTCAGCATTGCATTATGGCCAACGTGGGGTAACGAATATAATCCGGATGGACTTATAAAGGACAGCAGTACTAACAGCATATATATAACCTGGAATGAGCTTGACTTGATAAAGGATTGGGGCGTTTCCATGCTCTACCACAATGTTGACGAAAGAGTATATGATAAAAATAATGCCGATGATATTGAAAAAGGCTTTGTGGCCGATTACAATAAGGTTCTGGAGAAAATAAACCGTCGCATGAAAATAATGGGACTCCCCGACGGTAATGCCGCCTACGTAACTGCGGCAGATAAATCCCCTTTAATTGATTTCTATCGCAGTTCATTACATCACTTGGAATTCATTTACCTGAAATCTACAGGTTCTTTATTCAAAAAAAGGACCTACGGTGGAACCAATTCTTCCGTTAATGATGTAAAGCTGGAAGAACTGGCGTCACAACATACAAGCGATAACCCCTACTGGGTAGGTATAACGACCCACCGCGTGGACCTTTCCCGGATAGAGCTATTGGAAACTATCTATTCATTATATGGAAAGGGTGGTGACGATAGCCTTTGGGTTGCTTCCTGGGATGAGGTCTACGAATATATACAGATGAGGTTGAATTCAATCGTTAAAAAGGTAGTAAGCGACGATACTGTCACATGGAAGATATTAGTTCCATTTTCTAAGAACTATTATTTCAAGGACTTGTCATTCCTGGTATCAGGAATTACTTCTGTGGATGCGTTAACGGTTTCCGACAAGATATTCGGATATAGCTATGCGGCTCATGGTTCAGGAATGCTTGTAAATGTGAATTTCAACGAGTTGCTCCTGGATTGTGCCGAGAAATACACGTCAAAATTTGAAAGTACGTTATCCGAGGATGATAAGACTGATGCATATTATTTTGTAAATCAATTAAAAGATACTTTAAAAGCTCCGTTTGTCGCACGGTTATCCGCGAATGAGACCGCACCGGTTTTAAATTCGATATTAATCAATGATGGTGTAACGGTGACTTACGACCAATTGGTTTCTATAACTCTCAATATGACTGGCGGACTTACTCATTATAAAGTTGGTGAGACTGCCGACTTATCCGGTGCAAGCTGGATTGTCGGCACATCGAAAACTTTTTCTTATCAACTTTCATCTGGTTATGCATCCAAGACTGTATACGTGCAGGTTAAAAACAGTTTTGGTGAGTCGGAAGTTAAATCATCATCTATTTTGTATTCGGAACGTCCGGCCGTATCTTATACAGTAACGGGAAAGGCGAATAACACTGCATACGGTACTGTGACACCGGCCGTTCAGGATGTTGCCGAGGGAGGCCAGGCAAGCGTTAACGCACAAGCTAATGATGGCTATGTTATCGGTGGTTGGAGTGGTGCAGATACGAGCGCCGGTATAGGGACTAATACCGGAAATGCTACCGTAAATAATGTCCGTAGTAATAAGACAATAACTTGTAACTTCCAGAAAGAGGGCGGTAGCGGTACTGCCGGAAAAACTATCGTATCATTTGCTCAACTCGGTAATAATATATCTTATGATACGGTCAATGGTGAGACAATAAATTATATCTCTATTGTGCAAGGAACTAGCTATACAACTAATATATTGAAGGATGCCAGCGGCGATGAAGTCGGTAACTACTTAAAAAGAAAAGCTGATTATCCCGGTGAGATTACTGTAGACCGGTCAGCCATTAATACAGATGTACGTCAGCCTAATGTAGACGATAGCGGTGTATATCCTGCCAAGTACATTAGCAGATACAATTCAGGTAGTAATACCGGTTTGAAGGTTATGCTTCGGTTTCAAGCATTTGCCGCAGGTACTTATAAAGTAAGAATATTGCCTTCTTGTGACAGGGATCTTCCGTCAGACCAATTTCCATCGGTCTTTTATTCTGCAAATAATGTCGAGACAAATATTTCATTTAGCCCACTGAACAATATAACTCAGTTCGTTGAGATTGACAACGTAACAGTTGGTAATGATGGTTTATTGGATATATATTTTTGGAACACTTTAGGCGTGAACTATGTGCCTGGAGTTAATTTGATTGAAATAATAAAACTATAGTTATGGCTATATTAAGTACAGCAAAGATTGTAGGTATGCTTGCTTCGGCAAAGAAAACTGGTAAGCAAATCTTGAATGCTGCCGGAGAATATGTGGTAGAAGTGGTAGAAGATTTCATGTCCGGCTTCGCAGGTCACGGATGGAAAATATGGGAGTATGTATCGGGAAAATGGAAGCTTGAAATAGATTCTATTGTTGTGCGTGAAACGATGACGGTTTTTGAACTCTTGATCCAGAAGATACGTGCAGTAAAAGGAGCTCTTGGAATCACTCAGGCAAACGGTAAGATAAAGAGTGCCATATTGGATGATGCAAAGCAAAATTGGTTCATCACTATTGAAGAAGATGAAATGTCCTTCGTTGCTCATGATATCCTTCGTTGTCAGAATTGGCAAAATGGAACATTAAAAGGTTATTGGGTAGAGATATCGGAAATTCGCAAGATAGATGGCGTTGATACGATTGTAATTCCTGTTAGTGAATTTTCCGGAAGTATTGATTATATAGATGGCATGGAAGCAGTAGTCTCCGGATTATCAGATATGTCTATACCAACTGAAGGTGATGAAATTATACAGTTTGGCAATACTATTAATATAAATCGACAATCCGCTATCTATCTTCATGCGGACGAAGGCGGACAACCCGCCATTGACATTCTCTTTGGCATTAATAGTAAAAGTTTTGCCGGCTGCGTAAAAATGCGTATCGGTGGTGATATACCTGGTGCAAATGGTTTAAAAGGCTTCTATTGCGAGAATGGCTTGATTAAAGGAACAGATAGCAGCGGACATACAGTTTATTGCATCTATCCTGATGGAACAGCTGAATTTGGCGATGGTTCCGCTAAGTTTGCAGCTGACCGGTCCGGTAAACTTGCCGGTGGTGCGATCTCGTGGGTATGGGATGCAGACAAGAATAAATTTGTCTGCACAATGGGAGATGTAATACTGGGCTGGGATAATCTCGATCCGGAGGTTAAAGAAAACCTGAAAGGTGAAAAGGGCGACAAGGGAGATACCGGTGAAAAAGGTAGTGATGGCCTCAATGGTGCTGACGGTATTAATGGTAAGGATGGCACATCAATAGTATGGAAGGGTAGCTATGTTTCGCATCCTTCTAATCCTCAAAATGGTTGGGCATACAAAAATACTACGGATGGTAAAAGTTACGTTTACCAGGATGGAACATGGTATCAGATGACTGTTGACGGTGTGGACGGTGCCAATGGTAAAGACGGTACAGATGGACTCGATATTGTTTGGAAAGGAGATTTATCCACACCACCGGCAAATCCTGTAAAGAACTGGGTATATCGAGATACGGATAACGGTCGGGTATACATCTATAATGGTACAGCCTGGGCTTTGATGGTAGCAGACGGAACTGATGGAGCCGATGGCACTAATGGCACTGACGGTATGTCTGTCTATATCACTTATCATGACAGTGAATCCCAACCGGAAAAACCTACAGGAAACGGCACCTCGAACGGCTGGCACACTAATGCAACGAGCACAGTCGTGTGGATGTCTCAGAAGGTGACCGAAAATGTATCTTCCGGCAGTTGGGGAACTCCAATTAAAATAAAAGGGAATAAAGGAGACACAGGTCCGCAAGGTGTTCCCGGAGCTCCCGGTAAAGATGGAAAGGTATATTATACTTGGATAAAATACGCTGATGATGCGCAAGGTAATGGAATCAGCAATGATCCTGCCGGAAAGAGTTTCATTGGACTTGCGTATAACAAAGAAGCGGAGACTGAAAGTAATACGGCATCTGATTATAGCTGGAGTCGCTTCCGTGGTTTCGATGGCTCGGACGGTAAAGATGGCAAGGATGGTACGGATGGCGTTCCCGGTCCGGCAGGTGAAGATGGCAAGACCACCTACACATGGATCGCTTATTCTGATAACGCTGACGGTAGTGGTATGTATCAGGTGCCGACGGACGCTACTAAGTATATCGGTATTGCGGTTAATAAAGATACGGCTACAGAAAGTACTGATCCTGCTGATTATACATGGAGCCGTTTCCGGGGTGAAGATGGTGCGGATGGCCAAGATGCTGTAATGTTTGCGATAGAGTTCTACATGAACGGAGTTCAGGTCCAGAATATCCCGTGCGACATACATGGCACTTCAATTTCCGGCAATATTGTTATAGCTAAGTTATATCGTATTAGTGGAAGCAGTAAGGAAGATTATACTCCTGACAGGTGGCGTGTATCTTATTTAAAGGAAGGTGTTGAAGTACTTTCCATTCAGCCCTTGGAATCGCTTAACTTTATAAATATATCCCTCGACAAATCATTAGAATATGACAGTATTGCGGTGATGGTCTATGAACAGTCAATTCCTGATTATGTCTTGATTACCGAGGCTTCAATATCTAAGGTTATGGCAAATGTACCAGATTGGTTAATAGGCTGGGATACCAACAAGGTGCAGATAGGCAGCGAGTATATGATATCTCCGAAGCT